TTTTTATGGGGAAGTCAGAAAAATATTACAGTTTAAATCCAAGAACTGAAATTGAGGTCATTTACTAACGATGTCATCTAAAATAAAAAAAACAGCTTTTGACAAGCTTATACCAAAACATAAGGTTTTTGTAAAAAATTATGTTGAAATGCTAAATGCTAGAAAAGCATATTCAGCGGCTTATCCCACATGTAAAAATTCTACAGCTAATGTAAATGGACCTAAATTACTTACTAATACTCGTGTTAAAGAAGCGTTGAAAGAATATTACGATAATTTATGGGAAAGAAAAGATGATTATATCGGAATTATGTTTAAAAATTTATTAAATATTATTGATTTTGATATTTCAGATTATTTAGATGAAAATGGGAAAATTGATTTACAACTTGTAAAAGATAAAAAATCTTTTGCTATATCAGAAGTAAGAGAAAGTGAATCAACTACCAAATATGGATTGAATGTTAGTAAAGGTATTAAATCTCATGATAAACTTAAAGCTATTTCTGAGATGAATAAAATTCTTGGGATGATAAAAGAAAAAATTGAAATAGAATATGATCCTGAGAATGTTAAAGCAATTCAAGAAATATTTAATGAGCGAATCTATAATAAAACTGATAATTGATAAACCTCACCTTTTAGGTAATTATCTTGGATACGATAGACTTACAGAAATTCATTCTGAATGGATTAAATATTGCTTTACTACACCTGTAGATTCAGCTTTGCAGGCTCACCGGGGGAGCTATAAAACAACTGCTGTAATGATTGTGGGAGCTATCTGGTGGCTTCTATTCCATTTTAATGACAGGATATTAATGATTAGAAAGGATTTCACGGCTGCGAGTGATATTCTAAAAGTAATTGCGCGCCAAATGAAAACGCAAAAGATGCATACTTTATTTAAAAAAATATATGGGTTTGATTATAATGTTGAAGTAGATAGAAGTGATAAATGGTCATGGAACTTAAAAGAAACTGAAACTAGAGAGGGAAATTTAAATGCATTTGGGATGAGCCCTAACATCACAGGAAGTCACGGAGATAAAGTTTTATGTGATGATATAATAACTTTAAAGGACCGTCTTTCACAAGCAGAGAGAGAAAAAACAGTTGAATACATAAGAGAATTAAGAACTAATATTATTGACCCTGGGCAAGCTATTAATTTTACTGGGACCCCATGGCATAAAATGGATGGGTGGGCAATTTTACCAGAACCTAAAAAATATACTATTAATGAAACAAATCTTGAGGCATTTACTCCTGAACATATTAAAAAATTAAAAGAAACTACAACACCAGCTCTTTATGCTATTAACTATGAACTAAAACATATCGCTTCAGAAAATCAAATGTTTGTAGATCCTGTTTTTGGTGCTTGGGATTTCAGGGAAAGTTGTGTTGGTCATATAGATGCAAAATATGAGGGTACAGATACGGGGGCACTTACTTTTTTTTCTAAAACTAATGATAAAGAACTCCCATTTCAATCAATCGGTTTTAATTTTAATTGTCATGTTGAAGATTATATGGACACGATTGTAATGTTATATAAAAAATATAATTGTTCAGTTATTTATAAGGAAAAAAATGATGATAAAGGATATACTGTCAAAGCACTAAAAGCAAAAAAGTTGAAAGCACTTGGATATCATGAAATAGAAAATAAACATATAAAAATATCTAATTATATTTATCCGATATGGAAACATATTCGCTGGGCGAATGAAACTGATTTAAATTATCTTAATCAAATAACTGACTATGAAGAAGGGGCCGAACCAGATGATGCCCCTGATTCTTTAGGGAGTATTATTAAATATGGTAAATTTGTTTTACCAGAAAAACCGTCTGTGTTGTCTGGAGAAATAAGTGATAAAAAGAAAGATTTAATTGAAGTTAAAAAAGAACAGCGTAAAAAAAGAAAAGAAGAATTAAAAAAAAGGAAAGAGGAACTGAGAAAGAAACGAGAAGAACGTAAAGCGAAGAAGATTATTAAATCATGATAAAACACTTGACAAGATATTTCTCCCGGTGTTTTATTAACAAATTTAAGAGATAATGATGAAGGAGCATTAATATGAAATTCAGAATCTTTGATATCATTAGACTTAATAAACAAATAACAAGGCTTAAGGGGCATATAAAGAGCCTTGAGAAAACTATATCCGACCAGGACAAAAGTTATTCAGATAAAATTGATGCAAAAAATGGTGTACATGAGGATCTTATCAAGCGCCAGGCATTTGAGTTTGATAAGCAAAAAAAATTATATACTGATGAGATGAATAATATCCGGGAGCAGGAGAGGGATCAGTTCCAGTCTATTATAGGCGAAAAAAATAATGAGATTGTAAGAGTACGAGAGCTAATCCGAAGCAAGCAAAAGGTATTTGACTCCATAAAAAACAGAGAGCACGATATTGATATCCTTGTAGAAGAAGTTTACAGCCTGTTTTCCCGTGGTGAAGAATACTTTACAAAGGGTCTCCAGTGTTTTAAAAATGCCAAGCAATTAGTTGACAACAATAAATATCTGCATACCAAGCCTGATTTGAAGTTGATGCTGGATGTGTCGGAGAATTAAATGGATGCTATGGATGCTACAGAATAAATCCTATGCTTGACGAACCGCTAAAAACATGCATTAAAAAAACTTATGAGGCTATGGCGGTTCAACGCCGATATAATGCAATTAAGAGAGTCGCTAAACTTTTTGAGTCATATACCAAGATACCCTATAATAAACCTGGTCAGTGTTTTAACTGCAGAAAAAAAGTCGAAGTGAGATATATAGCGGTATGGACAATTAACAGGCTTAAATATTGTGAGTCATGTTTTGACCGGTCTTTTAAAAAAAATTTACAGCGTGTTAAAAATAAATGTGTTCAGATAGAACAAGAGGAAGAATATTGTGAAGCAACCATGTGAAAAAATAGGAAACCACGTTATTTATCTTAATCAGGTGTATTACATTGCATATGCTGGTGGGCAGCGGGAACTTGCCAAGAAGGACCAGAAAGAATATGATAAGGCTATGGCTATGCCATGGGGAATACAGCGGAAAGAACTTGAAAAGCTTGGGTTTGATAAAAACCCTAATGTTATTCCAATAACAGGTCGTAATTTAATGGCATTTATCCGCGAACTTAAATTTGTCCCCATATTCGATGTTTATTTTAACCAGTCACATCTCATGCAGATTACTGATGCAATTATTTATGAATCTATAATACAGCAAAGTTATAAAATTGCCTTACAAAAATAAAATTAATACCATAGGAGTATAATAATTATGAAATTTGAAGACGCATTTAACCAGGCTATTGACAAAATGGATGCAGATATTAAGAATAAAAATCCTGATGCACGGCCTACTAGAGTTAAGAAAGACACTGCGAAAATATTGTCGATCATGTGGAATATTTTAGCAGTTGCTCAAAATAAGCTTGACGATATTGTATATATTGATGATACTATGAATATAAGGTCTTTCCCGCTTAGTGGGGATAAAGGCAAGAAAGAACCTAAAGGCAAAAAGTCAAGTAAGTCATCTAATAAAAAGACTGCCGAAGATAAGGATACTGATAAAGATCCTGAAGGACCTGAAGTAGTCACAGATGGCAAAGAAAAAGAAAAACAAGAATAACAAAAACTCCTCTGATAAAAATCAGCGCTCTTTGCTCCAGTATGAAACTGCCCTGAAAGATGCAAAGAGCGCTCTTTCTCGTGTAGATAAAAAACTTCATAAATCAGTACCGCGCGGATTGCAATACGATTGGCTTAACCAAGCTAATTGGAATAACGTAGTATACGCCCGCGATAAAATTCCTGATCAACTTCTTAAATTTATCGAGCGCCGTAATAATATTGTTGGGTCTATTATTACACTGCGTATTCAACAGGCAAAAGAGTTCGCTCACGTAACCCATGACAAAGATGTCCCAGGATGGGAAATTGTTCTCCGGGATAAGAAGGAAGTAATGTCTCCCGTACAGGAAAAGCAAAAATCTTTTCTCGAAGAATTTTTATCTAATACATGCATCCCTGATTATAGTGGGATAGAACCAAAACACGATGACTTTAAAGATATCATAACAAAATATGTCCGAGACAGAATACTCATCGATAAAGTCTGCTGGGAAGTTGAGAGGAACGTAAAGGGTGAGGCTATTGCAATATGGGTACTTGACGGTGCAACAATCCTACCGGTCCTCCCAGGTGGATTCTATGGAAGTTTGTCACAGATAGGATCCAGTCTCGGTTATAAATTTACAAAACTCTCCGATGAAATATCTAAAATAAGGTCAGAGCTTATACCACCAGTTGAAGAAATATCATACGTCCAGGAATTGCTTTACGGAACTTCTGGTGGGGGAATAACCGCAGCTTTCCGGGAAAATGATCTGATATATGACCTTGGGAATGAAATAAATGACATATCCTACTATAAGCAGGGGTTGTCTGTAGTTGAAAAAGCAAATATCGCGGTAACAGCCTTCATTAACAGCTTGACATTTAATTCTAACGGGCTCTCACGTGGTGCTATCCCCAAGATTGCTATTGCCATGGGTAAAGAATCAGGGTATACCGAAGAGCAACTTGAAGACGCTCAAGATGAATGGATGGCTAATTTTGAGGCCATGGACGGTCAATGGAATATTCCACTCTTGAACTCGGATGCAAAGGTTCTTAATCTCTTGCCTAACAATAGAGATATGGAATATCAAAAATATATGGAATTTACTGGCGCTTTGATTTGTACAGTGGCCGGTGTAGACCCTGCTGAAATAGGATTGAGACTCAACCAAGCGCAGAGCGTGCTTTCCGAGAATCAGGATGCTAAACAGCTTTTCTCAAAAAATCGTGGTGTGCGTGAAATGCTTACC